GCACGGTACTGGAAACACTGCTGACCAGGTTCAAATGCCAAATAGATTTCCCCGTCCGGGCCTTCCTGTTCGCGATAGCGCTTTCCCGCATGCGTTACTACATAGAGAAGGTTCTCGCGAATCAGCTCGGCTTTCTGGTAAATCCAACCGTTCTTGTATGCGAGACAGCCCGCCTCCTCGCATGTCGCATGCCGGTAATGCGTTTCCACGGGAGACATGATCTTGTAAGTCTTGTATGCATAATCAGGATTGAAGGTCATAGCGCGCTCATGTCTGTGTCATTAATGGTTGCCTGCAATGCAAAGATGGCATTGGAGAATGTTCCCGAGGTAGCCACCCGGAGGTACCGCCGGATAGTCTGCGTCCGCCCGGTCTGAATACGCTGCCCGCCAACAGCTGTCATCGAAGTGAACGCGCCACCTGTGATAGCTGTGAAGCTTGAATTGTCTGCGGAGTCCTGCACAGTAAACACAATGTTTGTGCCGGTAAGGGCGAATAGGTGTACATAGAACTGTGCACCGAATGCACTGGACGTTGTCGTACGGTCGACGCTACTGCCGTTCGTCGCGGTAGTGTCCGTCCGCTTCCCAGCGGTCAGGCTCACGCCCCAATCGAGCCAATAGGCGTTAGCTTCAGCATCAATTTCGATAGTGATCTTTCCGGTATTGTCCCGCGTGGGGTCGTAATTGACCTGCTTGCCGATCATCGATGCGGCGGGCGCGCCGAGTGACGTCGAATGCAGGAAAGTAAATTGTCGATCTGCTGTAGGCAACGGAGACAGGGCCGTGTGTGCGTTGGTCTTATTGAGGAAGCTCACCCACTTGATCGACGCATCGCGCTGTCCCGCCAGACGTTCCACGGCCGACTTGTCGATGCCGGTCATATCGAACAGGGCAATGCTTTTAGTGATATTACCGAGCGAATTCGTGTCGTTCGACAGGTCGTATTGGTCCATGTATAGCTGTGCGCCTAGCGCATTACTCTTTGCCATTCTCTACCCCCTTACTTGTGGCCAGATGTCATTGACAAGACAGGGAATTGTCATGTCCATAATGCGGTGCAATCGGCCATCAACCTCAAGATAGCCAGCTTGCGCACTGAGAGCAACACCATAAGCGCCGAGCAGATCTACATTACGAATGGTCCCACCGAAATCGAAATCGTCATGGTATCGGCGCATGAGGTTCGATACGGCTTTGGTCACGCGCGGGTCAATGGCATCCGATGGCTCACTCAATGCATTCTGATAGATCCGCAGATTGAATACGAGTCTGCCGCTAGTAGCTGCCAATCCACTTATCTGCCCGATGGGCACAAGCGATTGCACCCAGATTGCCGCCGTCATGCCGGTCCGCGGAGCGCGCTTTGGTTCGTGCTGATTGACTTTCTCGAAATAGCCGGACATCTGCGCATCACTGACCACAGCATCGAAGATGTCATCGATCCATGATTCCGTGCCGTCGGGTGTGGTCATCCTCCCATCTCCTCAATGAAGCGCTTAACCATCGGTGCGGCAATCTTGTCCTTATCCTTGTTGAGCTGTTGCTTGATCTCGCGGAATGTGTGATAGCCCTTGAACCGCGTCGTGCGGTTACGGCTGGAAACACCCTCAAGCCATCCGCCATAGATCACGCCACCATCGGAAATACCTCGATAGGTCTGCCCGCGGACAACCTGGATACGTGATTGGTAATGCCCGGTCGGGTGCTGCAAAACCTGTTGCAGTCGCGCACTGATCAGCCGTACACCCTCGATCGCTATGGCTTCATTGATATCCGTGACCATGCGTGTAGCTGCGGCCTTCACGGCAGAGGCCTTGAAAATTTCACCCTTTGTTGCAATTGCCACATTGACACGAAACTGAGGCATCAGACCACATCCGATCGGCTCATGCGCCCATACGCGGCATAGGTCATGTCGCGGATGTCCTCAAGGCCGCCGCCTACGGCGTCCCTGGCGCTCGATCCCGTGCCGATGGTGCGTGCGTACGCCCCGGCGTTCTGCTCTAGCGCACAGACCGTCTCAGCGATGCACAACTCATTGACTTCGAATGAGTGGGAATACACAGCATCCCCGGTCGTGTGACTCGCCGCAGTAGAGCCCAATGCGCCACGCTCGACTGTGCACTGTCGCAGGGCGTAGATACCGGCCCCGGACGAATGCGTTGCCAAGACTGTACCGTCCCACGCCCGATCCACGATGAGGGTTGTTCCCGCAATGTCATTGATCCGCATGCGCTCGCTGTCGATGAGGATCACCTCGCCCACGCCGAAGTTGGCAGCCCCGGCGGAAGACAGCGAAGTACTCGCTTGTGCAGCTGCCACATCGGCGGAAATGGTCTCACCTGTGGATGCCATGACCCGAGCGGTAATCAGCATTCGCTCGGTGCCCGTGTAGATGAGAGAGCCCACGCCGATACCAAGCGCATTGTTGCTCGGCTTGAGGGTGATGCTCGTTGCGCTGCTATTCACATCCACGGCGAAGAGCGCGGAGGGCAATGACGTATCTGTGTCCTTATAGCCGAATAGGCCAGTAAGTACAAGGCTTTTCTGAAACGTCACGCTTGTACTGAATGCAAACCGAGATGCAAGGCTGACTTGCAGAATGGAATATGGCGGTTCGGCTAGATCATCGCCGCGGCGGAGGAAGCAATCACTCGTGATGTCCGTGCCGCCGGAGACTACCGAAGTAAGGCTGATCATTTCCTGGTCATTGAGATCGATCTGCCATGCATAGCCGTCGCTGTAGTTCGGCCAGTCCTTGCTGATCGTACGTAGCTCAGGATAGAACCGCCGATGCAGCTGACGCTCAATAGAGCGCGACGACCATTCGAGCTTTTGCCCAATGAGCGCATTCGAATAGGAAGATTGCAGTATTTCGAGCGCATTCAAGATCTGCTCTTGAGTCGCGTACCAAACTCCCATTGCCCTAACTCCCGGTTGCTTTCTACGGCTGTAACATTAGGGGTGCTATTCAGTTAGGCTGCTTTGTCTTTCCGTTGCCAGAGGTACTCCTCTAGCCAACGCAACCGTTTGTTTGTTGCTGCTCTATCTTCACGCATCTGACTGTAGATCTCAGCGTGCACTTTGTCTTTGTCGGCAACAATCTCTTTCAGTTCAATTAGCACGTGATCCATTTTGGCCTCAACCCGCGTCCACTTCACAGCCCCGCGGACGAGAAAGACAACCAAAGGTATTAACAGCGTCGTGATGACAGCCAACACGAACGTTATGATCTGTAAATCATTCATGGCGCTACCCCTGTCGCACTTTGGGGTTGTGGGGGTAACACCGCATCGTGCTACCCCCACAAATCGCTATTCAGTTGGGCTTACTCGAATTCATCGAATTCAGACGTGCTGAGTACTCGCGGCGCTGCTGGCTTGGCTGCCCTAGAGGATCGCCTCTTCGGCGCGCTCTGGCCACTTCCATCCGTCGTACGGGCAGTAGAGTCCGGGGCTTCCTCGGGGACCGCTTCGGAGAGGCTCTCCGTCGTTGGGGCAAGCGGTTGGTCGCTTGGAATGGAGCTGACGCTTGACGATTTCTCGCTCTTGGAGGATGGAGAGAAGTCCCCACCATCCGCCTGTGTCGGTTGCCATTCCTCTTCCTCCTTCCGCGGCTGATCGACCCAACCAAGGTTAGGACGATTGATGCGGATAACCGGATCGGCTAGTTCATGCTCCGTATACGATTCTCCGCTGGCGTGAGTTGATTTGGCCATGCGCTATCACGCGTTCGGCTGAGCAAGTGCGTCCGGCGCACGCTGCGTCTTGAGACCGGTAAGCACGGCCATGACTCCGCCAACAATGGTGCCGCCCGAGCCGGGGTCGGCAATGTCGACAGAAACCCAAGCGTAACCGGCGTCAAGCGAGTCAGCCTCAACCGAGAAAACGACGATGGCCTGATTGGCAGCCGGAACAATTCCAGTGTTCGCCAGGGTGAGCGTGTTCTGCTTTACGCCACCCGAACGGTTGTCGAGGAATGACCATGCTTCAGTACCGGCAAGTGCCGATGCAGTCGACTTGTAATACACATCGCCGATCGCAGCGAGCGCGGTAGACGTGCCGGACGATGCCGCCGTGTGCTCTTTGAGAGCAATCGCAACAGAGTCCGTGCCCGCACTGTGGGGGTTGAGGAGAATGACGAAATCCACCGTCTGGTAGTTCATCAGGTGGATTCGCTTACCGGTGTTCGCCCCTGCCGCGAGGTCTGAAACAAGCGGAATGACAGGAGTGAAATCGAACGCATTACCAAGACCTTGCATTATGCGTTTCCCTCCATTACCTCTACATCATCTTCACCGACGAAATTTTTGATTCCAATCAAGGCGCTTTCCTCATCCGTAAAATATGCGAGGATGGGGGAACTACCTCCCGTTGCGGTAGGCGTTTCTGCACGGACAGCATACTGTCCCTGCCGCTCACCACTTCCCTGTAGCTGTAAAACAAACTGTGTTACATAATCAACATTGACATACCGAGACGCACCTAGATCCTTTACAAAACGCATTTACCTATGCCCTTCTATCAGTTCAGCTTGACGAACGGGGAAAGGGTGTTGGAGCTGCTGTTCTGCGGAGTGATCGGGCTTTGAAGCCAGGGCCGACCGTCAAGACGCTCAATCACGCGGAATGCCGTAAGGTCGGTCTGGAAACGGTAGTCCTCACTCTGCTTTGCACTCATGGCCTGACGATCGCCGATCAGGTAGAAACCGAAATCAACAAAGTTGATATCGCCAGATGTTCCGAGTGCACGCGCCTTTTCCGACACGATGACCGGACGGCCGAGAATCGTGAGCGGATAGGGACTGTCGATACCAGCACCCGACGTGTTCGTGCCGATCAGAACAGGCGGGAACGTGCCCGTTGCCGCAAACGGCATCGTCAGGAGGTTGGCAACCGCATCGGGCGACACAATCCACACGGCGCGGTTGATTGACTGAGGCAGCATGCGGCAATACATGCTTGCGATGTCAACCCAGTCAATCGACTGGTTACCCGCAGCACGCGTTACCGAAATTGCGGCCGGAGCGTTCAGGAAGCCAAGAGGCTCACCAACACCGGCACCAATGAAGAATGCGACATCCTCAAACCATGCGATGGCCTCAGGGAAGATTTCATTGATAAATGCGTCAAGCGCGGGCTGAGCGTCCCGAATAAGCTCATTCGGAACCTCGCAGTAGAGCACGAGTTTGTTGGCCTTCAATTCGATCCGGCCGAACTTCGGCTTGCTCTCTGTGAGGGTCGCACCTTCCTCGGTCCAGTAGCCCGTCACACCGCCGTAGACGCTCGAAACGTTGCTCGTGCTGTCCACCATCGGGAACGGCACCGTGAGGCTGTCCATGGGGATCACACGGGCACGAGCGCGCACGATGGCAGACTCAAGCGCCACACGCAGAAGCTCGGCGCGCAGAACCTCAGGAATGAGGAAGCCACCATCCGAGGGCTTGACACTGGAAAGCGAATTCTTGAGGGTGATCAGCGAATTAGAAAGGCTCGAATCCTTGGAACTGTGCTCCGAAATGGAGTACATGAATTCGGACGGCGAAGCGAACAGGCTGTCATGCGCCGCGCCGATAGCCTTCTTGTTGTAAATCGTGTTCGGCTTGATCCGCGCACGGGCATTCGGGTTGTCGAGGTTCAGCCGCTTGGCAAGCGCGTCAGTATCGTTCTGACCCTGCTGATTGCGCAGCCACTCGATCATGAACTTTTCAGTCTGCATCGCGGTCTGACCCTCGATCTCAGGGTCACGCTTGAGACGTGCATTGACCGACGCTTCCATGTGGTCGGCAAACGTCTCAGGGTCACGCATGAGCTCGCGCATGATAGCGCGGTCAGTAAGCTGCTCACGCAGCTCATCGGAATTAACAGGAACGGCAATACGGTGCCCCATGGGGGTTACCTCCACGCTGCCACTAGATCGGAAAAATCATCGTGTTTATTACTGATCGCCGGTTTCGGCGCTTTCTCCCGCCCGAGGTACTTGAACCCACGGTTGGTCAGTCGATGCTTCCGCTGCATGAGAACGGCAAGCGCTTCGGATTCAATGGAATCCTCTGCGTCGTCGTCGTCATCCTCGGAATCATCATTCTGGCTTTCGTCAGGTTCCTGTTCGCCGGGCTCTTCCGGTTCGTCACCATCAGGCTCTTCATCAGGCATCGGCTGATCATCCGCAACAGGCTCGGTATTCACCGTGTGCTTGTCCCGAACGAATATCGCATCCGCCAGCCCGCTAGTCACGGACTCCTCAGCGAACATCCACGTCTCGGCGAGCATGAGTGCACGCCAGTCATCGACAGTTCCGCCGGACTTACTGGCGTACATCTGCGCGATGTTCATCGACTGCTCATTCAGCCAATCAATGCAATCGCGCAGATCAGCCGCATTACCCGTGATGTCTACGAGAACGTCATGCACCATGAGCTGACTGCCAGGCATCATTTCCAGTCGATCGCCAGCAATGGCAATGAGGGTTGCCGCACTGGCAGCGATACCGTCGACGCGCGTGATGATCGTGCTCGGGTGCTGATTGAGTGCGTTACTGATAGCGATAGCGTCTACCAGCATCCCGCCCGGAGAGTTGATACGCACCACGATCTGATCGGCAGTGATCTCATTGAGTTCATCAATGAAATCTTGCACGCTCACACCGAACGAACCGCCGATCTCGTCGTAAATGAAGATTTCAGCAGCGCCGGAGTCCGGTCCTCCGCCCGAGCCATCGCCATCCTGATTCCTCATCTTGAACCAACTGAGTTTCAGGCTACGAAGCTCTTGCGCAAGCTTGGGATCGTGCATTCCGATTCGGTCGAACAGCCGAACCTTCTTGAGATTAACGGCGCGCAAACCTGGCTGTGTTCTGTACATCGTCACCCCCTTCACTAGGAATAGAATTCGGATCATCCGTGCTCGCTGTCACGGAAGACGTAGTCGGCACGCCAATCCAGCGCATAGGCGGCAGGCCCATTGCCTCAGACACGTCATCTGGGTGGTATCCCGCCTTGACCAGGTTCGATGCGGCAATAGACATGCTGTTGCGTGCGTTGTTCTCTGTGTCCGTATTGATCGGCGTAGGATCATCGAAGTCAAGAATCAACGATGCGCCCAATGCGAACTGCGGCAACAGGAATGTATTAACAACGTCTTTCCAGCGCTTCAGCCGCGGGACTGTCTGGCCTTCTGCCATGATTTCCTTTGCAGCCTCCGCATTGGCGCGATTGACATCATCGACCGTACCGAGCATCGGCTTGGGGAATGCAAAAGCCTCCCGAATCAGCTCACGCGGGAGGTTGCGCAATTCCACGAATTGCATGTCGGTCATGCTGAAGTTGGTATCTTGCCACTGCGCGTTTTCCAGAATGGCGACACGGTGCGCATTGGCGACGCCCTGATGTTGCATCCGCCAACGATTGGTGAAACTCCGGAATTCCTCATCACTCATCCGATGATCAACCGTGATGATGCCACCCGGCCGAGCACCATTGATAAAGAAATTCCGATTCCATTCCGCCGAGTAGCGCGCTGCATCGACATCGGACAGAATGGTCTGAACAGGTCCCCGCCCGCGGTAGGGGTCACCAGGGTTCGGGTACTTGATCTGAATTACCTGATCGAGCGTGAGTGGCACCTGCTCACCTTCCGGGCCGTTGTAAATCCAACCCGTCAGGTATTTCGTCGGATGCTTTACCGGCTGCATGCGGTCGGGCCGTACCGGCCACATTTCGTAGATCACGCTACCGAATTTGTTGAGGACAATCATGCCCTCACCGATCAGATCCAAGTGGAGCTGCACCGTTTCGCGGAACATCTGTCCCGTGTAGAACGGGTTAGGCATATTCCAGACGTCAAGGAAACCATGGTTCAGAATCTCTTTCCGCCGGGACTTGTCCCGCACAGACGTGCGCTGATATAGATGCCATTCCACCGTGGAAAAGGTGGTACTGATCTGATTGGTAATGGCAAAGAGCGTGCCGACGGCACCATGGGCGTCATAGGCTCGCTGTCCGTCGGCCAGGGCAGGATCAAACGTCTGACTGAACAAACCACCTTGTGCACTAGTAAATGGAACGGGGGCATCATTCGTCAGCCGTCGCAGACCGCTTGCCATGCTTCCGAATAGGTCACGCATTTATCACCTCCCTGTGCGCAAATCCGGCGCTCGCTTTTCCGGCTCGCTATTCGACGTGAAAAGCGTCGACATCACGAAACAGGAAACGCCTGCCACAATACCTCCGGCGATCATGCTCCACTGAAATCCCGACCACGTCAACAGTGCAAATCCAGCGACATGGAGCAATACCCGGACTAGGACAAGAACGGTATTGGTATCGCTATTGGTAGTCCGTTCCTTTCGCCTGGCAAGGCTACGTGCGACACGGGCCGCCAGATATGAGGACAAGGGTGGCATCGTTTCGTACGTCGTCATTCTATTTCCTTTCAGGAATAGTCGAGCAAGGTGATCCGCGGAGTCCCACGGTAGTCCAAATGTGCGGTCATGTAACGGTCGGCATCCATTCCGTCATCGTCGCGCTTCACAGGCTCATCCTGAATGCGGCCGTCCGGGGACACTTTCCATATGTATCCCGCGTATTCCTCTTCCGTGCATGTCGGCAATAGATTCTGAACTAGCCAGGGGTCGCGCTCGACCAATGCGTCTTTCATGAGATAGAACCGTGCTAGGCCACGAGCATCCCGCTTGAGGCGAGCCTTGTGCAGGTCGATCCCATCGCGCACAAACTTGATCGCCTTTTGCGTGCCTAATCCCGTGTACTTCTCAAAGGTCTTGCGGCCTTCCGCATCGTGGTCGCAGATAACCGCGACCGGCATTGGCTCGGTCCACACGATCTCACGTTTCTTGCGTTCGACTTTGTTGAAATGGTCGTACCATTCTGTGACCACTTCTTTGGTCACGAGACTCATGATCTGCGACGCGTGTTCTTCCACCAATCGCTGTGTGTAGTGGATTTCGCGATACATGTAGAGCGTGTCTTCCGCCGGATCGAGCGCATAGCACTTCAATACGAATGGGTGCACATAGCCGAAGTCGATAGTCCAGTATCGCGGCCAATCCTCGGGCAGCGGGACTCTGTTACCCTCATCGTCATATTCCCAATCGAGCACGTGAATGGCGGGATCGAATTCTTCATAGACAATGCCTTCCGCCGACACCCACAAGCCAAGCCGTAGGCGCTTGTGTCGTACGCCAGTGAGGTTGTCGAGGATTGCAATGTATTTAGCGCCGTAATCGGTAGTTCGGACGTAGCCTGTGCTACTGCCCGCGTAGGCTCGCGCGCCGAGTGCATCCGCGGGGCATTCATCGAACAGGCGAGGATTGTCCTCATGGCGCGATTCGATGAGAACACATTTCCCATCGTTGCAGCGGAGCTTGAGCCAGTGCTTATCACCGGCAGGGTTACAGTCCATGATTAGCTGCTGGAATGTGACTTGCCAGTTTCGGAGTCGTGTCTTAATGAATTCCAGGTCTGTAATAGTGATCTCGGTGGCCTCTTGCACGTAAACAATATCGTATTCTGAAGACATAATCCTTGTGGGATTGTCAAGTCCTCCAATGGTAACCGTAGATCCGTTCTTAAAACGGTACTGTGCGGGTTCTTGTTGCGATCCACCGTAATAAACCACATCTCCGGTTTCGAGCGCTTCTTTGATAACGAAGTTCCGCCATGTCACCAGCGCTGTAGAGCCGAGTGACCGCTGTGTCTTGCGCAGGATCAATGCGCGTGTGTTCCTGGTCATCATGCAGACCATGAATATCTTTTCAAGGCACGCGCGACTCTTACCGGTACCGGCCGGGCCGCTTACGAGCACTTCCTCTGCACGCGATTCGAAAATCTCTTTGCAACCGCCTCGTGGTGCGTAAACGTGTTTGTGCTCAGTGCCTGTGAATTTCTGTTGTGTCAGACCTCTGCTCATCGCAGTGCATCCATGTCTACGCCTTCGATGCTCACGCTCAATGTGTCGCCGTCGCTGGACTCGCCGGATCCACGGTGGAGCAACTGGCCTAGCTCATTAGCAGCCAGCATGAGGTAACTGCGGAATTCCCGTACCGCCATGGACAGCTCAGCGGGGCTCATTGCTCCACTCTTGACCATGTCTTCTGTCGCCTCTGCGATGTCCTGTAACCGCTTGAGGCGCTCGAATTTATTCGAGATCCATAGGTCTGCCAGTTGCTCGGGGGTGACCGTACCGGATTGCTGTGCGGGGGCGTGCGAAGGCGCAGCGCGTAATTCCTCGAGCTCGGCTTGTAGCGTTTCAATCTCAGCCTTGTGCGCAGCTTCGACAATCCGGCTGTGCCAGACCTCAGCGAATTCCCGCACGCTCTTTGGGCTTATCCCGTAGGCTATGGCCAGTTCTTTTACAGTCCCCTTTCTATTGGCTATGTCATATATCAGGCTCTCGGTCGTATCGTGGTCCATGATCGGGAGATTAGCACGAATCAACTCAGCGCTGTTGAAACGTTTCAACGATGCAAGTTGGCACAACCGGCGCGGGGTTGAGCAGGCATAATCCGCTCAAACTCTACCGAGGAGGATTCGTGATTATCTCACTTCTACCCATCATTCAGGCCGTACAGTACGACGGTACGGAGACTACGGCCGATGAGTGCCTGTCCCTGGCCAGTATCTCTAGTGTCGTTGAGGACGAGACAGCGGCTATTCACAGCTACGATGAGAATGCACTAGTCCTGGCGCTTACCAATGGGGACGGTACCTTTACCTTTAACATTCCTACGGGTACTTGGGTTATCTATGCGGCACCCGGAGGATTTGAGATGGGTGTGTCCTCTGAGAGCCTCGCTGCGCGCTTTCAGACGCTAGCTCAGGTTCGGGCAAGCATGGGGCTATGACAGCTCGTTAGATTGGCGTACAGCGGGCGCACGAC